TACAACTGGTTTGTTAACTCGTGTAACTTGTTTTCTTGGAGTTAATATACCGTCACCGTCATTTGGAAATGCACCAGTATCTACAACTTCGTTCTGTGTGCCGCCGTCTTCGAACGACTGTGTATATCCGCCAATACTAAACAGATTAGTACCTTCGAGTAATTTTTCAAAGTCATAATAACCGTCACCGTCAAAAATACTAGTAACAATATTAGTAACAACACCAAGACGTTTAACCTTAGCAGGAGGACTAATATAAATTGGTGTACTAAATGTCATTTGTCCAACATCTATTTCACTATCAACGCCAACTGGAATAGTACGAGTGCTAAAGTTAACACTATCTAGCATGACTGTAGTTAAACTTGTCCAGTCTAAATAGTTGTCTGTGGTTTGTATATCAAAACTTGGATTAAACAACATTAAAATCTGCTCCATTATTTGCAACTTCATATCTGTATTAGTTGCCCATATATCACAGTTCATTGTAAGTTTGTAGGGTGTAGGCATTAAACGTTCTACAGTATATTGACGTCCTTGATCATCAATATAATTACCGCTATTATCTTTTACACGTTCTCTTATATGTCTTTTATTTGTATAACTAGCATCTGAAGTACGTTCTCTGTCTATATCTAAACCTGTAATATATACAGACATTCTAGGAGCACTAGGTATTTTATTTTCTGAATTATCACGCAAGATAGCACTTACTTGTCTAGTCATATCCCCGTACATAACTGGAACTTGTATAGTAGTGCCGTCGCCTGTCTTGTAACTAAAGTTACTAAGCAGTCGCATCATTTGTACAAGATACTTTCTTATTTGTCCATCATAAAAGTGTTCAGCCATTAGTTATCCGCCTTAGGTCTTAATACTTGAGAAAGCGCCTGACGCTGTTGTGTTCGTACATTATGTAGTGTTAAACTATATAATCCTTCATATTTAACAACATCTTCTGGTAATGTAATTTTAACACGTTCGGTTCCATTGTCATCATAACTTGTAAGCATACCAGGATAATCTTCAATTATAAATGGTAATCTAATATATCCGTCACCTGTAGTTGATGTAAATTCTATCTGGAGATATTTTGCAGTTGTGTATGCAATTTCTGTATTAATTACAGTTTGTCCTACAGTTAGACGTACAAAATCTTGTGCAATTGGTGTGTTGTAGATGTAGGTGTCTACATCATTAATAAATGATCCACGCAATGTTTGTGTAGTACCGTTGTCCATTGGAGCTCTCTTAACATCGTGTACTTTTAACCAACGTCTACCATCATAGCGGAACATACGTTGTGGTAAAAAGTCTGTTCTTAAAAAATAATCGCCTGTAACAGCATTAAGTGGAAAACTAATACCACTACTAAAGTTACTGCCATTAGGTGCAAACTCGTCTCCAATAAGAAGACCACTATAACCGGTTCTTGTCGGAGTTGCTTTATCTGTAACATTACCTTGACTATCTGTTTGTTGAATCTTTTTCCTGCCTGTATTTTCATCTACAGCAAGGGTATAATAATTTTCATCTACAGCATAACCACTCTTAGGTGTATTTGCTTCTGCTTCTGCAACTACAGCATCATTAACTTGCATTTCTGCTTCAAACGTACTTAATACATCACGCAATGTGCCGTCTTCTGGATGATCTTCACTTGCAGGTAAATCGAGAATGTCTTTAAATTCTTGACTATCAACAATCTGTTTAAGTTTTAGTCTATATAAATGTGGATACCAAGTTGGCGAAAATCCTTCAGCAGCACGATTAATATCTTCAATAACATAAAAACGTTTTAGTGCTACACTAAAGTCGTTTAGTGCATATTCATCTTTTAAGTGAGGTAATTCAATTACATCACCAGGCATTAGTTTACGTCCTATTGCTTCAACTGAGCTTGTAATATGCACAGTCATAAACAATGTATCGTTAGTTAAAAACAATCCAAATTGGCTAAGATCAAAATCAATATCCTGTACATTATAAATGCCTCTAATTGTATAGATATCTGGATCGTATTTTCTATCACGATTTTCTAAAAACAACATATCTTGGATTTGTGTATGATCCTTTTCTGTTGTTCCGTCATTCGTACCAATATACTTGTGGACAAAAAGGTCTGTACCACCTATGGTAAACATTTCGTTAATTTGTCGATCCAGAAACTTATAGTCTGCACCGCGCTCTGGTTTATATAAACTAAGTCTTGGCATACACATATTTATCGAAAGATAAATACTATAACGGAGAAACATAAATGGCAGTATCGCAAACACAAAAACAAGAAGTTTTCGACTATGTAAATGCATTCCTTGGCGGAGGAATGGTAGATGTCGAGCTAGATCCTATCCACTATGAAACTGCATTAAAAAAAGCATTTGCTAAATTTAGACAGCGTTCGGACAATAGTGTTGAAGAGTCATACTTGTTTATGCCTACTGTTGAAGATCAAAACGAATACATACTTCCAAACGAAGTAGTAGAAGTTCGTAAATTATTCCGTAGAAGCATTGGCTCACGTAGCGGTGGCGGTGACGGCGGCACATTATTTGAACCATTCAATCTTGCTTACACAAACACTTATCTTTTGTCAAGCAGCAATTTAGGAGGTCTAGCCACATATGACCTGTTTGCAGGATACCAAGAACTTGTAGGCAGAATGTTTGGTTCATTTATTGAATTTAAATGGAATACAACTAGTAAAAAGTTAACTCTGTTACAACGTCCACGCACTGAAGAAAATCTACTTCTCTATGTTTACAACTATCGTCCTGATAGTGAACTACTGAACGATTATCTAGCAAGCCAATGGATTAAAGATTACACGCTTGCTGCTTGTAAATTTATGTTAGGCGAAGCACGTAGTAAATTTGCTACTATTGCTGGCCCACAAGGTGGTTCTGCACTTAACGGTGATGCATTAAAAGCAGAAGCACAAGCTGAAATGGAAAAACTAGAAGCAGATGTTTCAATGGCTGTTGCTGGTGGTGCCGGCTACGGCTTCACTATTGGTTAATGTTAACGCTATAATCTAAGTCTACTGTAAATACAGTATGACATACTTCCAACTTAAAGAAGCAAATCGTTTGTATTGGATTGTAAAAGGTCAACTCATCCCTGAATCATGGCAGGAAAAAGATATAATGTCTACTTATGAATCTTATGTAAAAAGATTATGGGGTAACATTGAAGCATATCAGCATGAGATTGGTTTTGAAGCAGCCTGGGCAAAACGACAAGCTCAAAAAAGTAAAAAATACTTGACAAAAACGTAATTATTCTATATACTGTAAAGTATATTATACAAAGGATAATTTAACTTATGTTACCTAAACTACTTGTTGTTGGACACGGCAGACATGGTAAAGATACTGTCTGTGAAATGTTAGAAAAATATGGTTACACATTCCAGTCAAGTTCAAAATTCTGTTCTGAGTTGTTTATATTCAACGATCTAAAAGACAAGTACGGTTACGCTAACGAAGAAGAGTGTTACGCAGATCGACACAATCATCGTACAGAGTGGTACAACATGATACACGACTATTGTAAAGATGATTTGGCACGCCTTGGACGCAACCTGTTTGCTCAAAATCAAATATACTGTGGCTTGCGTAACAAGCGTGAATTCTTCGCCATGCAAAACGAAGAAATTTTTGATTATGCTATTTGGATAGATCGTACAGATCATTTGCCTACAGAAGATCCAAGTTCAATGAGCATCGAACAATGGATGTGCGATTACACTATTGACAATAATGGCGACTTAAAAAGATTAGAAAGAAATGTCGATACTCTTATTCGTACTATCTTTAGAAATCAGGGACTAGGTCACCTTGCTTCCAGCGCACCCCGTCCTTTTGAAGAAGACGCTGACAATTTGCACAAATTGTTTTCAGATTAGTCGGACGACAATTATTTAAATCTCCATCAATATGAAATACATTGAATTGCTCAGTGTGTTTAGATTTAAATCCGCACTTCTCACAAATATCTTTTTTCTCATATCCTCGTTGTTTCCATTTAGGTATTCCGTGCCCTACGCCGTTACGTAAACAACGTTCACATAGTGTTCGATAATATGTCTTGCCGTCTTTTTTATAATTTATAGCAGCAGGACGCTGTCCGCACTTACATAATGGTCTCATACTGTATTTACCTCACCTTTTCGGTGCCTTTTTCTAGGTGATTATACCATTAAATTATTCAAAGTCTGCTAAATAACTATAACAAACGCTCAAACATTATTAATAGGAGAAATATAATGGCACTAACATCACCCGGAGTACAGGTATCCGTAGTAGACGAAAGTTTCTACACACCAGCGGAGCCAGGTACAGTTCCAATGATATTCGTAGCCACCGCCGAAAACAAAACTAATGGCGCTGGCACAGGTATTGCTCCAGGTACTACAAAAGCAAATGCCGGTAAGCCTTACTTGCTTACTTCGCAGCGCGATTTGACAGAGACCTTTGGAGATCCAGTATTTTATACTGATAACAACAACAATCCAATTCATGCAGGAGAACTTAATGAATACGGATTACAAGCAGCTTACTCATTACTTGGTGTTTCTAACAGAGCATGGGTTGTCAGAGCAGACGTAGACTTAGGTTCTTTACAAGCAACAGCAGATGCACCAGCAGGCGATCCAGCAGACGGCGCTCTTTGGGTAGATACTGCTTCATCTGCATTTGGTATTTTTGAGTGGAATGGCGCAGCAGCGTCAACAGCAGGCGGACAGAGTTTTTCTGTAAAGACTCCTATTGTAATTACTGATTCTGCTAAAACAAGCGGTAGCACTCCATATACACCAAAAGGTTCAGTAGGCGCAATTGGCGACTACGCTATTACAGCAGGCCTTTCAACTGTATACAGAGTATGGTATAAAAATCAAAGCGGTACTTGGGTACAAGTTGGCTCAACTGACTGGGTAGGTAGCGTTCCTAGTGTAACTGGTTCAGTTGTTGTTACAGGTTCTGTAGCAAGCTCACTACTTGACACTGATGCATTTGTTATTGGCGTCGGCGGCAATAACTACAATGTTACAGCAGCAGCAAGCGGTGGATCAGCAACTTCACTAGATACTATTGTTACTGATTCAAATACTACACTAAGTGGTACAGGTGTTTCATTAGCAAATGTTAACAACCAGTTAGTAATTTACAATGACGGTAGTGTTTCTTCAAGTTTCACAGTTACAGAAGGTAACAATAACCTAGCAGCAACATTAGGTATTACAGCAGGCGGAGCAACATATAATGTTCCAGCACTAGCAATTGATCCTCATACAAGTGTTCCACAATGGAAATCATCAGGTTCAGGTCAAACAGAACGTCCAACAGGAAGTATATGGATTAAAACTACAGAACCAAACAGTGGTGCAAGATGGAGAATTAAATCTTGGAACGCTGACACTGAACTTTGGGATCTAATTAGCGCACCAATTTATGCTACTAACCAAGCAGCATTAGAAGGCCTAGATAAAGCCGGCGGTGGAGCAAACCTAGCAGTTGACGATCTTTATGTACAGTACAACTGGACTGAAGCAGCAAGTAAACTAGGTGATTTTAAAGTATTCAAAAGAGCAGCAAGTGGCAGAACAACTGCTACAAGTGCAATAGTAGCAGCTCAGTTAACAGGAGCAACTACATATTCATTTAAAGCACAAGAAACTAAAGTAGGCGAAAGCGGTGCTCTAAGCGCACAAAAAACTGTTAGCTTTACAGCAGCAGGTACAGCAGCTGACGCAGACACAATGGCAGATGCTATTAACGCAGCAGGCTTTACTAATATTGTTGCTTCAGTAGATGCAAATAACAAAGTTGTTATTGAGCATACACTAGGCGGCGACATTAGACTAGATGATGGTTCGGCTACTAGCCCACTAACACTTCTAGGATTTACAAGTGCAGCTGATAATGTTTATGATGCACCAACAGGTGACTCAACTAATGAACTAGTTATTTCTAACTGGGCACCAGTAACAACATTTACTGCTTCAGCAGATGCTCCAACTTCAACAACAGCAGACGGTACACTATGGTACAGCTCAGTTGTAGACGAAGTTGACATGATGGTACACAATGGTACTACTTGGGTAGGATATAACACACTACATAGTTCAAGTAATGGTACTACCGTTGCAGCAAGCGAGCCAAGCAGTCCAGTAGATCAAGACATTTGGGTTGATACATCAGACTTAGAAAATTATCCAACTATTAGACGTTGGAACAATGATGCTCAAGAATGGAGACTAATTGATAAGTCAGATCAAACTACAGAAAATGGTGTTCTTTTTGCAGATGCACGTTGGAATACAACAGGTGGCAGTGAAGAAGCTACTATTGATGAACTACTATCCAGCGACTTCTTAGATCCAGATGCTCCAGATCCAGCACTTTACCCACGAGGTATGCTACTTTGGAACATGCGTAGAAGCGGCTTTAACGTTAAGAAATTTGTACGCAATTACATTGACAAAACAGCTGATAACCCAAGAATGAATGACGTATCAATGGCATCTTATGATGCAAATCGTTGGGTTACTGAATCTGCTAACCAAGAAGATGGTAGCGGATCATTTGGTAGACACGCACAGCGTAAAGTTGTTGTACAACAACTACAAGCAACAGTTAATAGTAACGATGACATTAGAGATGATGAATCACGTATCTTTAACTTAATGGCTACACCAGGTTATCCAGAACTAATTGGTGAAATGATCAGTCTAAACTATGATAGAGGACTAAGTGCATTTATTGTTGGCGATTCTCCAGCAAGATTAACTTCGGACGCTACTTCATTAAATGAATGGGGTCAGAACGTTGCACTAGCAGTTGAAGACAATGATGACGGACTAGTAAGTAGAGATGAATACTTAGGTATCTTCTACCCATGGGGCTTTACAAGCGACAACGCAGGTAACAATGTTGTTGTTCCTCCAAGTCACATGATGCTACGTACTATTGCACTAAGTGATCAAGTTAGCTATCCATGGTTTGCACCAGCAGGTACAAGACGCGGTGGTATTACAAACGCAACAGCAACAGGTTATATTGATGGCGAAGGCGAATTTGTAAGCATTGCACTTAACGAAGGACAACGTGACACACTGTACAGTGTAAACGTTAACCCGATTACATTTATCAATGGAGCAGGCCTAGTTGCATACGGTCAAAAGACTCGTGCAAGAGGCGCAAGTTCACTAGATAGAATCAACGTAGCACGTTTAGTAATTTACTTACGTGGACAGTTGAACAAACTAGCGAAACCATATATCTTTGAGCCTAATGATAAGATCACACGTGATCAGATCAAACAGGCAGCAGAGAGTTTAATGCTAGAGCTAGTTGGAGCAAGAGCACTATACGACTACCTAGTTGTATGTGACGAAAGCAACAACACTCCGGCACGTATAGATAGAAACGAGCTATACTTAGATATCGCGATTGAGCCAGTTAAAGCAGTTGAATTTATTTACATTCCACTACGCTTGAAAAATACTGGGGAAATAGCAGGCTTGTAAAAATGATAAATAATATTAACATAGGAGCAAATTAAATGGCTATTTCATCACTATCAAGAATCACAGTACCATTGGCTACCGATAGCAGTCCTTCATCGCAAGGATTGCTTATGCCAAAACTTCAATATCGCTTTAGAGTGAGCTTGGAGAACTTTGGTGTTTCGGCGGGCGAAGTTACTGAATTAACTAAGCAAGTTGTTGATGTTACTAGACCAAACGTGAGCTTCGAGACAATGACTGTTGACGTATATAACTCAAGAGTTTATCTTGCAGGTAAACATACCTGGGAAGCTATTACATTAAACTTAAGAGATGATGCAGAAGGAAAAGTTTCAAGACTAGTTGGCGAACAGTTACAAAGACAGTTCGACTTCATGGAACAATCAAGTGCAGCATCTGGTATAGATTATAAATTTGTAACTAGAATTGAAGTTCTAGACGGTGGTAATGGTAACAATGCAGTAAGCGCATTAGAAACTTTTGAACTATACGGTTGTTATGTGGAAAGTGCAAACTATAACTCACTAGCATACAGTGCTAACGAGCCAGCAACAGTTTCACTTACTATTAAGTACGATAACGCTATCCAAACAGGCGAAAACGCAGGTGTTGGTGTAGGCGGTGCGTTCGGAAAAGTTGTAGCATCTATTCCGCAAGTAACTGGTTAATATTAGTTTTTAAGTCAACACGTCAAACTGAATTAGGGGCTTCGAGCCCCTATTTCTTTATATACGCACTTTATTACATTGGATAAATATTAGTATGGCAAATATATTCAATGGTTTTTTTGATAATTTAGTTAATGGTGCATTAGCACCTAAAGGTAACATGGGCGACTGGACTCATGCTGCACGACTATTTACTGATGATAATTTTCGTCTTGCTCCTAAGCAAAAGTTTCTTTTTCATTGTACTCTTAACTTAAATGATAATGTTGTAAACAAAGTTTTACCAGGATGGGTACAACGACATAGTAATGAAGTTAATATGCTTGTAAAAAATATAACTATGCCAAAGTTTGATATACAAGTAGAAACTAAAAACAAATATAACCGTAAAAAGAACCTACAAACTAGAATAGATTATAGTCCTTGTACTATTACTTTCCATGATGATAATAATAGTATTGTAACACAATTATGGACAGCATATTATAACTATTATTTTGCAGATGGCACATACGGCAGCAGAGATGGTGCAGGCGCACCAAATCAAAGTGCTCGTCCTTATGATAGATTTAATACATACAAAGGAAGTGATGCAAATTCATATAGATATGGTTTAGACAATAATCAATTTGAACCTTTCTTTACTAGCATACAAATTAGTCAACTTGCACGTCATCAATACTTAACTATGACTCTTGTTAATCCAATTATTGAAGGTTGGCAACATGATACACTAGATAATAGTGTAAGTGCTGAACCTACGCAAAGTTCAATGACTGTAGCATACGAAACAGTATTCTATGCAGATGGTCCAATTGAAGAAGGTAGTACTCCAAAAGGATTTGGAAGTGTACATTACGATTCGACACCTAGTCCTATTAGTGCAGGTAGTGCATCTAGCCTATTTGGAAGTTCGGGCGTACTTGCAGGTGGTGTTAGTGTGCTAGGTGATATAGCAAGCGGCAAGGCAGATTTAGGAACAATTCTAACAGCAGCACGTACTGTTAGAAATGCAAAAACACTTACAAAAGATGGAATACGTAATGAAGCATTCCAAGTTGCAGGACAAACAATTAGAACAGCAACAGGTACAAATGTAAGTGGACTAGCAAATACAAGTTTTCCTAAGTCAGGAGGAAATGGTTCGCAAGTAACTGAAGCAGAAGCAATAACTACACAAAAAACTAATAAACAATTACCAATTACTACAATTACAACTACACTTAATGAAAATGCCGAACTAAGAGATAAAGTTGCTAGTCGCGCAGTTGCACTAGGGGTTGCTGCAGGATCAGTTACTGCATTTTCTGTAGGTGCAGCACAAAGTTTGACTGCATATGATTCTTTAACAGTAAACGAAAAAGAAACAATTCAAGCAGAAGTATTTGCTTTATTAGATAAAGAAGATCCCAAAATGGTGTCTATAGCCAACGAGCTACTCAATAAATACGTTGAAACACAATCTGGCAATAATACTATTGCTGCACAGAAAAATCCAATAGGAAATACATAATGGCCAATACAGCAGGAAATTTACCAAAATACGAATCTAACGACAGTGCTTCAGAAGTAAAAGAATTTTTTGATCAGTATCTTACACAGTCAGTATCTTATCCTGCAAATGACGTAGACGCCGTAATTGGTTTTTTTGAAAAAAGAGGCTTTGAAAAAACTAGTGCTATTGCAGTTGCAACAGCATTATTAACTCAAGCAAAAATTGATAATATTAAAGTGTTTCAGTTAATTGACACTTTACAAGGTTTAAACAAAACACAACTAAGTGATATTGTTACTAATATATTAAACTATAGTAGAGAAAAAACAAGCACACTTGGATTTAAAGTGTCATCTAAATATGAAAAACTTGAGAAGAGAAATATTATTTTCTAAAATGTCATGGGTCGATTTGCACAAGGAAAATTTACTCTCAAAAATCCTGAGAAGTATGTAGGCACAAAGACACCAACTTATCGTTCAAGTTGGGAATTTACATTTATGAAGTTTTGCGACGAACACCCTAGTGTTGCAAAATGGGCTTCAGAAGCAATTAAAATTCCTTATAAAAATCCACTAACTGGTAAACATACAATATACGTACCTGATTTTTTTATTGCATATGCAGATAGAAAAGGCAAACAACGTGTAGAGCTTATAGAAGTAAAGCCAGAAAATCAAACACTTAAAGAAAAACTAGGTAGAAGTAGAGCTAATCAAGCTGCTTGGATAGTTAATCAAGCAAAGTGGGAAGCAGCAAGAGCATATTGTAAACAAAAAGGCATATTTTTTAGAATTATAACCGAACAAGATATTTTTCACAACGGCAAGCGACGATAAATAATAGTAGCATATAATGGTAAAGGACTATGACTAAAAAACTAGAAGATTTGCTTAACATGGATGACTCTAAAGAGATTATCAAACAAGCCGAAGCACAAGAAAAGGCCCAGGCTAAACACGAACTCGCACATGAAGAAAGTTTTCGCGATATAGAAGACTTTGATAAAATTTCTAAAGCATTACCGCAAGTAAAAGGCTTAGGTGACAAAGCAGACTCTGAATTAGAAGA